CTCCCTGCCAAAAATGCGCAGTGGAGCCCGTCAGGGTTAAAGAATCTCTTCTTTGATCCCTTAGGGACACTCACCTCGTCATCGGATACCTTAAGCTTCGCAGATTCGGGCTTCCATGCATAATATGCATAGGACCCGTTACTGTCTAGCCGTGGGGTAACGAATGATAAGGGGGTGCGAATCCCAGCATCATCATTCTCCCACAGAGGAACGGTAGTCCAGGGCACATGCTTGCGCAAAAATGCGGAAGTAAGTGGAACCCGGACACCCGTTCGTGCGGTGAATATGTTAAGCTGGTTAATGGCAGCAAAGAGTGATGGCATCTGACTACTTTTTAAATAGACACCGCGGACATTAAAGCCGTGGTAGTAGTCAGCGCCACATGACTCTCTGAACGGTCCATTGTTAAAGGACTTGTGTTGGTTAACTCGGAAACCAAGGAGGCCAAGGAGATGGACAACAAGTGAGTAGCTTTCAGCTACACATATGATGTCGTCCCCAAAGACCCCGTAATTTCCAAACCCTGTAGAAGGCTTCAAGGGTTTAATCCCTAGATACCAGTATACAGCACAAACCACGCAACTAAAGATGACAGTCTGCAAAGGAAAGGTAAAACCATTCCCCATGCTGCTAAACATCCAAAGCGCGCGCGAGTCAGAGGTAGAATATGCCACGTTAGGTGATCGATACAAGCTAAGGTCTCGAAAGATCGTAGCAGGTAAAAGCCACTTTAACATGGACGTCGAGATGGTGTCCGAAGCGGACTCCAAATCGATGGTGCCAAAGGCACCAGATATAGAACCTCGACAAGCTAGTACCCTATTCTTATCCTGCTGGTTCCGAAGATCGATACCGAATCGATTCCGAAGCCTACGGGACAAGACATTGTAACACCCTAGTTGATACCACATATTTAGTGTGGGCTCAACACAGATGGTACGGGATACTTTGGTCGTTTTTGGAACGAAGCTAAGACGATTACCTGGCACGATGGTGGGGCCTCCAAACGTAGAGAATCGCTGTTTTTCAGCAGCGCTCCACGCCGGGATCCTTGATACCATCGTATTGTACATATTGTACAATTTCAAACTAGTACAACTTAACGGACTAGCAAAGAGCTTCGTATAGAAGTCCTGAGCTACCGCACCTACCGAGGCCCCGGGACCAACGTCACCACAGGAATGCAGTGAAATCGGTCCAAGGTCCAAAGGGTACCCCCCCGGATTAAAGAACTCCCAGGCCATGTGTTTAACACAGCCGAGGAGAACCTCGTCAAGGGAGGTGTTTGGTTGTAAAGTCCATAGAGCGCAACGATAGTTACTCTCTTCGAACTTTTCGAGAGCTTTCTGATCCGCGTCAGGCGTAGCCCGCTCACAAAACTTTTTGAGCAGAC